AGAAACTGGTGGCAATCTGAAGCCTCCAGTAAAGTCGGGGGACAACCCTCGCAGAGCAAGTTTCTTGGCTCGTATGAGTGGCAATGATGGCCCTGAGTACGACAAGAAAGGTGAACCAACAAGACTGCTTCTTTCGCTGAAAGCATGGGGTGCAACCTCAAAGGCTGACGCAAAGGCAAAAGCTAAAGCTATCTCCGCAAGGAACAAGGCAAAAGCTAAATGAGAGCATTATCAGTTGGTGCAAACCTTACAGCAAACACGCTGACAACCCTCTATACAGTACCTACGGGTTACTATGCAAGGGTGGTATTGCTACGGGCAGTTAATACTGGTTCGCAAAAACATATTTCTTTTTCTTGGACAGATACCTCTGCATCTGCCACCTATTCTCTTGTATTTGAAACCGCTTTAACTACCAAAACTACACAAGATTGGGGTGGTGTGTCTTATTTTGTAATGGAAGAAGGTGACATACTTAAAGCACAATCTGAGGCGGCATCTACATTTTCAGTAGTAGTTACCATTGAAGAAGAAGGATTGACAAGAATATGACTTACCTTGAACTTGTAAATGACGTATTAATTCGTTTGCGTGAGCCAACAGTGACTACTGTCGCTCTCAATTCGTATTCCACCTTAATTGGCAAGTTTGTCAATGATGCCAAACGTCAGATTGAAGATGCTTTTGCTTGGAATGTTTTGGGTCAAACCCTTACAGTTACTACAGCAGCATCTACAGCATCTTATTCTTTGACAGGTGCTGGTCAGAAGTTTCAAGTAATGGATGTAATCAATACTACAAGTAATATTGGTCTTACAAATATCAGCTTTGTGGACATGAACCGCAAGCTAAACTTTACGCCACTTGTTAACTCAATACCTACAGAATTTGCTTTTGATGGAGTGGACGCAAGCTACAACACCAAGGTAAACCTATACCCAATACCTGATGGTGTTTACACGATCAAATTTGCTTTAACAATACCACAGGCTACCTTGGCATCAGATTCAACTGTTGTGTCTGTTCCTGACGTTTTAGTGGTTCAGAATGCCTATTCCCGTGCTTTGATAGAGCGTGGTGAAGATGGTGGCTTGTCTTCTTCTGAGGCATACCAGTTGTACAAATCTATGTTGTCTGACTACATTGCTTTGGAAGGCACTCGCTATCCTGAGAATCAGGAGTTTGTTGCAGTATGAGCAAAGCCCTACAAGTCTCTAGCGTATCAGCACCAGCTTTTCTAGGGCTGAATACACAAGACCCATCGTTAGAAATATCGAATGGGTTTGCTGGCATTGCCAACAATTGCGTAATCGACAAGTTTGGTCGATTAGGTGCGAGACAAGGATACCAAAACATCAACACATCTAGCGGCACGTTAGGCGCAAATGATGTCACAGTCATCCATGAGTTGATTCAAACAGATGGCACACTTACTGTATTGTTTTTTGGTAACGGCAAACTATTCAAACTCGGTTTAACAACAGCGGGTGCTGTAGCTGAATACAACATTGCTCAATATGGCTCTAACGCTACACCTCTTGCTGAATACACGCAAGGCGTGGCAGGGTTAGGTAGTATTGTTGAATTAACGTATGGCGGTGGCGGGACTGCACCAACATTCAATGCAGGAAACTGGCAAGCTGCAAGTCTTAACAATGTTGTGTATTTTTTCCAAATAAATAATGATCCAATTATTTATGACCCTGCTGTATCTACCACAACCTATCGCAGAGTAACTGAAAAGTCAGGTTACGTTGCTACTGTTCCAAAAGCAAACGTGGCTATTTCTGCGTATGGACGTATTTGGGCGGCTAATACAACTACTAACAATACAACAGTTTATTTTAGCGACTTGTTGTCAGGCCATGTCTGGTCTACTGGTACGGCAGGATCATTAGATGTTTCTCGTGTCTGGTCTAACGGCTCAGATGAAATAATGGGGTTGGCAGCACATAACGGATTTTTGTTTATCTTTGGTAGAAGACAAATCTTGGTTTATGCAAATGCCACAACTCCATCAACTATGGCGCTTTCCGACACAATCTCAAGTGTTGGTTGCATAGCTAGAGACACAATACAGAATACAGGAAAAGATGTTGTTTTTCTAAGCGGTAGTGGTTTGCGTTCTGTTTTGCGAACAGTGCAAGAAAAATCTGCACCGCTAGGTGACTTGTCAAAGAATATTAGAAACGATTTCTTAGGTGTAGTTGCAAGTGAATCAGACACCCAGTTAAGGGCGGTCTATTCTGAACAGAATGGTTTTTACCTCTTGACTTGTCCAACAGCGGGAAAAGTTTTTTGCTTTGACACTAAGGTAACTTTGGAAGATGGGTCTTATCGTGTAACGATATGGGACAGCATTGCTCCAAAAAGTTTTTGTTCTCGTAGGAATGGAGATTTGCTCATTGGTCAAACTGGTTTTGTAACTAAATACACTGGTTACCAAGATAACAGTTCGGCTTACCGCATGGAATACTACACAAACAACGCTGACTTAGGCAATGATGGGCAAACCTCAATCATTAAGAAAATCAAGATTCTTGTTGTGGGTGGCAGTAACCAAGCAATATCTATATTTTGGGGCTACGATTTTTCATCAAGTTACCAATCACAAACAGTTTCCATACCAACGCAATCTGTATCTGAATATGGCATTGGTGAATACAACATTGCACAATATGCAACAGGCATCATTTTGGAAGAATTGACTGCATACGGAAACGGGTCAGGTAAAGTCGTTCAAACGGGATTTGAGATTAACATTAACGGGTCACCAATTTCATTCCAAAAGATTGAGATTCAGACCAAAACAGGCAAACTTGCATAAGGAGCAACCATGTCAAACTATACAAAAACAGTAAATTTTGCAGCCAAAGACGCACTTACAACAGGTGACTCTAACAAGGTTGTCAAAGGTACAGAGATTGATACCGAGTTCAACAACATTGCGACTGCGGTTGCAACAAAGTTTGACACTTCAAGCACTGTAGCAGTAGCTAACGGCGGTACAGGTGCAACAACAGCAGCAACTGCCGTAAGTAACTTAGGCGCTCTGCCAGCAGCTAACCCCTCCTATACAGGTACGTTAACTGGAGGTACTGGTGTTATCAATATTGGTTCTGGTCAACTAGGAAAAGATGCCAATGGAAATCTTTTAGTGGGTACTACGGCGGCAACTCTTAGCACCAACACATTTACTGTTGCGGCGGCTAAACCTGCTCTTGTTCTAGGAAACAGCACAACGGCAGACTCATCTGTTGTTTTAACTTGCATAAAAGCTGGCTCAACAGCTAGCACATCTCAAGTATATGTTTCATTCTCTTATAACTCTGGTTCTAATGGAAATGGTGCAATTGCTGGAAATGGTGACTCACAAGCAACATTTATTAGCACTTCTGACGCTAGGTTAAAAGAAAACATTGTAAATTTACCCTCGCAACTTTCAAACATCATGGCATTACGCCCTGTAGAGTTTGATTACAAAGCAAGCAAAGGCCACCAAATTGGTTTTATTGCACAAGAGGTAAGAGAAATTTATCCTGACTTAGTATCAGAAAGTTCTGATGGTTATTTAACTTTGGCTGGACTTGACAAAAATTCTTCTCGTTTGATTAAAGCAATTCAAGAACTTAAAGCACTGGTTGATGCACAAGCAGTACGCATTGCTGCACTTGAAGCTAAATAAAAACACATGATTACTCACCACTTTTCTGATGGACTGTATGCAAAGGAAGCTAGGTTTCCTGCTGGTGTAGCCATCCTAAAGCATACCCATAACTTCAGTCACTTGTCTATCTTGGCTGAGGGGAAGGTTGCTGTATTGCGTGGCGACGAGATTGAAATTATTACTGCACCTGCTTGTTTAGAGATTAAGGCTGGATTGATTCACGGCGTTAAAGCGATTACTGATTGTGTTTGGTTTTGTATTCATGCCACAGACGAGAAAGACTTGTCTAAAGTGGATGAGATTTTGATTAAGGGAGATTGATATGCCTATTAGTGCAGTCTTAGGATTTATTGGAGCAAGTGAACAGGCTTCTGCTACAGAGTCAGCGGCAAATACATCTGCAGCGGCTCAACTTGAAGCTGCTAGATTAGCGGCTGCAGAAGCTAGATTTCGCCCTGTTGGAATTACTACACGCTATGGTAGGTCTAATTTTCAATTTGGCATTCCAAATGTTAGCGCACCTGTTGCAACTGACTTTGCAACACCTGAAGAATTTGCGGCTGCACAAAGTGCTTATCAAGGGCGATTGCTATCTGAAGGCCGTTTGACTGGTGCTGGCTATGAGGTTAGTCCTGAGTTAAAAGCATATCAAGATCGTTTAGCGGCTCTTACGGGCGGTGCATTAACGCAAGCAGAACAAGCACAACAACAGTATCGCCCTTTGTCTCAGGCGGCTGGTGGATTGTTTGGTTTAGGTCAACAGTATTTGGCTCAAAATCCTCAAGAGGTTGCGGCTAAATATATGCAACAGCAACAGGATTTGCTTGCCCCTAGCCGTGAAAGACAGATGGCTCAGTTGCAGAACCAGTTGTATCAGCAGGGGCGTGGTGGGTTGTCTGTAGGTGCTACAGGTATGCGCCCTAGTGGTGCGGCAGGATTAGGTGCTACTACACCTGAGATGGAAGCCTATTACAACGCTATGGCTCAACAGGATGCTCAGTTGGCGGCACAGGCACAGCAAGCTGGTCAGCAGAATGTTGCGTTTGGTACAGGCTTATTTGGTTCAGGAAGCCAATTGTTAGGTCAGTATCAAGCTGGTCAGGTTGGCGCATTGAGTCCATTTACAAATTATTTGGGTTCTGGTCAAGCAATTGAGGGTCTTGGACAAGAATCATTGAGATTAGGCTCAGAGTTAGGGGGTAAGGCTTCTACTGCTGGTGCTAATGCTGGTCAATTCTTATATGGTGGTGGTATCAATGCGGCACGAACTCAACAAGGTGGTCAAGGGTTTAGTCCATTGGCTGGTTTGTTTCAAGGCGCTTCAAGAAACCCAAGACTGCAAAGCGGGTTTGAGAACGCTTATAACAATTACACCATGAACAGAAATATTGAAGGTGCAGTTCCATCATCTGCAAATCCATTTTATAGTGGCGCAAGTCCATCAGAAATGGAAAGTATGATGGGCGAATACTACTAAGGAATAATCATGGCATCAGACATTCTCGGTTTATTTACTACTCCTGAACAGTATCAACTTGCTCAACAGCAAGCACAAGATGCTCAAGCTATTCAATATGCAAATCTTGACCCAATGGCAAGGGCTAACTATGGTACTTTCCTTGCTGGACAACAGTTAGGTGGTGCTATTGGCGGTGCATTGGGTGGTGTTGACCCGCAGCTTCAAAAGATTAGTCAGCGTCAGCAGTTGATTGGGATGATTGACCCTAGCAACCCTGACACCTATCCTCAAGCCATTGAAGCTGCATTACGGGGTGGAGATCAAGAAGCGGCTTTCTTGTTGCGTAATGAGATGATGAAAGTAAAGGAACAGGCGCAACAACAAGAGATTCGTGGCTTTGAGCGTGAGAAGTTTTTGCTTGATCGTGGTATTGGAATGCGGGATCGTGCAATGGCGGCTAATGCTCTTGAGTTGTCCAAAGGTCTTATCAAGACTGATGGCACTGTTGATGAGACTGTTTATAACGAGTTATTGGGTTATGGTCAGATTGGCTCTGCCATTATTGACCAACGTCTTAAAGCAACTCAAGGACTCAAGACTGTGCAAGCTCAAAACCTTGCTAAAGGACTTTTCAAGGAAGATGGAACTCCTAACCTACAAATTGTTGCTGAATTGCGTAAAACACCTGAAGGTAGAAAAATTCTAGAGGATAACGCTCCAAAAACAATGTCAGTCAAAGGTGATGAAACAATAATGACTGTTCCTGTTTTGGGTGAAGATTCCAAAGTAATTAAGCAAGGTCAAAAAGTTGAGCCATTTACAGGAACTATGGCTAATGCTGCCAACTTTCTTTATCAAACAACTGACCCTAAGAAAATATTTGCTACTTATGGTCAGGATGGTCTAAATAAGGTAAGCGTAAAAGCAGAGGAACTTGCAATACGAGAAAGACCAGTTACAAACATATCTGTTCAGAATCAGATGCAAAAAGGTTTTGGAGAAAACTTAACAGATGCTATTACGTCAAACATTAAGTCTGGAGCATTAGCAAGACCAATTTTAAATGCTGTTGATAGTATGCAAATCTTGTTAGATGAAGGTGTAAGAACTGGATTTGGTCAAGAAACAATGTTGCAAGTTGGCAAAGTCGGTCAAGTCTTTAATCCTGACTTCAATATCAAAGGATTGGCAGGACAAGAAGCATTGCAATCTATTTCAACTAACTTAGTCTTACCGCAAGTTAAGCAACTTGGTGTTAATCCAACTGATACTGATTTGAAGTTTATTAACACTGGTTCACCTAGCTTGTCAAAAACAGTTGCTGGTAATAAGTTGATGTTGTCTGCCTTGAGGTTAAAAGGTGAGCGTGATCAAGACTTGGCAAGATTTTCAAACGATTGGTTGTCTCAAAACAATAGATTGACAACAACAAATCCAACTCAAGCGTATGTGAAATTTAACTCTGACTTTGCTGCATACACACAAAGCAGCCCTCTATATGCACCATCAGCAAGCAGATTAAGGGAGCAATTTAACGCACTTGGCTCAACAACACAAAGAGGTTCAAGTCCTAATGCCCGTGAAACTACCAATCGTGGTGGTTTGACTACACCATAAAGGAATAAAAATGTCATCTCTTAAAGACCAGATTTTAGACTTGCGTGATGAGTTAATGATTGCCAAAGATGAGGGCAAATTAACTCCTGATGGGCAAAAAATGCTAGACCAACTTGATACAAAAAGTTGGACTACTCAAGGTTTTGGTCAATTCATGCAAGGATTAACAGCTAATTTTTCTGATAACGTAGTTGGGTCAATCAAATCTTTCTTAAGCCCTGCGCCAGCTAATGTTGCTAAACAGGTTGGCATGGGTTCACCAGATCAACCAGCACCATCACCATCAGATGTTGGAGTTGCGTTAGAGCGAATTGGCTTAGAAGAATATAGTAAAGAGAACCCTGTTAAATCAGTTGCGGCTAATATTGCTGGTGCAGCTATGCCAGCATTTCTTACCAAGAAACCAATAACCTCATTACCAGCACAAGTTGGGGTGACTACTGCCTCTGCTTTTACCTCTGGACTTGGTGAATCTGAAGCTGAATTGTTTAGCCCAGAATCTTTAAAAACTGGTGCGACAGGGGCTGCTACAGCATTGGCTGTTTTACCTATTGCTAAAGGTCTTGGCATGGCTGGAGGCACTGTTTATCGTGGTATTGTGAAGTCTATATTTGACAACCCACAAAAGCTAGGAACTGATGAAGCTAGGTCACTAATCAAACAAGCATTAGTGTCTGATGTTGGTGGAGTTGACGAGGCTATTAAATTTGTTTTAGAGCGCAATAAAAAACCTTATGCTTTGGCTGATGTTGGGCCAAATACTAGAGCATATTTAGATGCCGCTAATACCATACCTAGCGTTGGTAAAAAAGAAGCGCAAGAATTTATAACCAATCGTGATAAGGGTATGTTGGCACGATTGACAACAGACTTGCAAGTTGCTTTTGGCTCAAAAGCTGCATTCTTTGATGAGTTCAATGCTCTTAAACAAGCACGTTCTCAACTTGGCGGCGCTCTTTATGATAGAGCGTTAAAGAAAGATATCCCTGTAACACCTGATTTAGTTGCTTTAATGGATAGACCAAGTGTTAAAAATGCTTTTGTTAGAGCGCAAGAATTAGCCAAAGAGCAAGGAGTTAAATTACCTGATGTACAAGTAGTAAATGGAAAACTTGTTACATCAGACGGGAATCCCGTTACAAATATAAACACAACTTTTTTACATTATGTAAAGATGGGTTTAGATGATGGCATTTTTACTGGGAAGAGTCCAACTAGTGGAATTGGGTCAACCCAACTCAATGCCTTTAAAGATACTAGATCAAAGTTTCTTGATTTGTTAGATTCATCTAATGGCACATACAAAAACGCAAGGCGTGTATGGGCATCTGATACAGCAGTAATGGATGCTATGGAAGAAGGCAGGACAGTCTTCAACAAAAGCCCTAAAGATGTTGATGTATTGTTAAATGATATGAAGACAATGACTAAATCAGAACTTGAAGGTTTACGTCTTGGAACTATGCAAAACCTCTTAGATCGTTTAGGTGGGGCGCAAGTCTCTGATACTGTTGTTGGGGCAACTGGAAATCCAGCTTTGAAGATTATCAACAATCCAAAGAATTTAAGAATCATCAGAGAGACTTTCCCCAAAGATGAAGCTGGAGACAAATCTTTTGGGCAATTCATCAAAAACTTAAAAACTGAAGTTGAGATGAAAAGCACTTCAAAGCAAGTTTTGCAAGGGTCGCAAACTGCTGAACGAACTCAGGCAATTCAAGATGTTCGTGCTGGCGGTAAAGCTATGCGAGAGATGCCTGTGATGAGTATTCAAGGCATTCTGACTAGGGCATTGCAAAGAGATTATGCAAACTTAGGCGATGAACAAACTAGGGCTGTCGCCACTGAAATGGTTAGAATTTTGACAGCAACAGACCCTAAGAAACTACAAAAAATTGGCAAAGAGTTATCTGGTCGTAGTCTTTACGATGTAATCAGCAAAGATGTTCCAGAACTTTTACCAGCTTTAGGCAGGACTATTTTGAGTCCCTCATCTATTGGTGTTATGTCTGGTACAGCAGCACCAAACATTCAAAATGCAGCAGGCTTGTTCTCAACCCAATAGGAGACTGAAATTGATCCAATCTCCATTTGTCTACTTGCGGCTGGCTTGGTCAAAAACATCCAAGCTGGCTGTGAACTTTACAAGCAAGCTAAAGAGTCTTTTGTTGAAATCAGAAACACTGCTAATGAAGTTATTGCCATTGGCAAGGAAGTTAAAGGATTTTGGGGTACGTTGCGGAAGTTATTTGGCGGTAGTCCCAAGCCTGAAACTGCAAAGTCTGTGGCAAAGGCTAAAAAGTCTGAGTACATTGCTGTTGATGAAACTCAGGTCAAAACAGAAATCGTAAAAAACTTGAGTGAATTCTTTAAGCTGCAATCAATGCTTGAAGAACACATAAGGGAAGCGGAAGAAAAGGCTAGAACTGTAGTCTTTGCTGATGATGTGAACTTGATGGAAGAAGCCCTGAACAGGGTTTTGGCACAGCAAGAGATGGAGAGGTTAGTAGTTCAGATCAGAGAGTGCATGGTTTATCAGTCACCTCCCGAAATGGGTGCTTTGTATTCTGAGGTGTTCAGCATGAGAGACATCATTGCTGGAGAGCAAACAAAAGCAAGGAAGAATCGGGATGCAGAAATATGGCAACGAAAGCAAAAGGAGCGTCTTCTAGCCGAAAAACAAGCGTATCTAATGGTGACTATCCTCTGCCTCCTATATTTGTG